TTCATGATCCAAGATGTTGTTGAACCTATCATTCTAAGAATATTATAATGAGCGGTTGATAGTTGATGTTTAAACTCTCTATATAAAGAATATGACAACATTTGTTCATATATGTTATCTAAAATTTTCTCAAAATGATTCTTATTGTAGCAACATTGTAGGTTAAGAAGAACATATGCATTAATAGGATTTTTCGTATCTTCTCCATCAACTCCATACTCCTTAAGTTCAGGAATGTTATTATGAACATCCCATTTAAAAAGTGTCTTATCAAAAATACCTTTCTTAACTTTGATGGTAGTTGTATCTGATGGTTCCAATCGATATCTACGATCTTCTTTGACCCATGCAAAACGTTCTTCTGTTATTGAAGTTGCTTTTTTATTGTTTAGAAGTAATTCCACAGCACCATCATGTTTTGCATCTAAAAATGGTTCGATATTTGCGACATCTTGTACTAACGTTGAAACTTTTTTTATAAATTTTTCCTTATCATCAATAAATTGATAACGAGGCTTATCTATATCTGCTTTCATGGCACCAAGTGCTGAATTCAATTTTTCAAGAGAATTAATATTAGTCTTCCGTGAAAGTTTTTCAACTTCACCGTAGATTTGAACTAATCTATGTCTCAAATAACAAGCCATACTATCCTTTGTCAAGTGTCTTTCTTCTTCTGTTGCGATGTGTTTTTTAAAAAGAGCTCTTATTAATTCTTTAAATTGATCTATTTCCAAATTAACAAATGCATCATTAACCGGTTTTCCTTGTATTACTGGATCGGCCATTGAAAAGACCAGATGTTGTCCCAATGTTCTATTTAATCCATCATTTACAATTGCATGATCCAAAATCATAACAGAATTTGAATTGTTGTCCATGACGCAATATTTGTCTTTGACTTTTACTTCGAATAATAATCTTCTTCTCCAAAGAGTGTCAGGTCTCAATAAACCATCGGGCTGAGTAAAAGCGTTATTGGTGTTACTTATAACGCATTCTAATTCAAACATCCTTCCTTTACTACTTAAATCCGCTTGTTTTGTTATGACGGGATTACCGGAGAAAAGATTCATTTTCATTAAAATCTCGTCCACTTCAACTTGATTG